TTTTAATAAAAAATTTAATCAACTTAATACATTTGTTTTAAATTCTATAAATCATTTTTGTGACAATTTAAATATCAATAAAAAACATATCCCTGTCGAACCTGATTCTTGGTTTAATATTTATAGTGAAGGAGATTATCAAGAATACCACCGTCATCCACAGAGTATAATTAGTGCCGTATATTTTTTAAAATCAGACAAAGACTGTGCAAAAATACATTTTAAAAGTCCTGTAATAGACATGATGCCTCCTATCTATAATAAACATACAGTTGATACTTTTGAAAAAATACATTTTCAACCCGTACCAGGTTTGTTATTAATTTTTAGAAGTTACCTTGAGCACTGTGTTGAAAAACAAAAATCAAAAGAAAAAAGAATAACCCTGGCTTATAATTTTTAATGTATAAAATAATAGATAATTTTTTAAAAAATGATGAGTATTTTTCCCTGAAGGAAAGAATGAATTCTTCTTATTTTCCTTGGTATTTTCAAGAAAAATCTGCATCAATAAAGTCTAAGAGTAAAAAAATATTTCATTTTAGCCACAACTTATATAAAGAAGAAGATGGTGGTTATAGAACTTCAGAAGATTTTTATTTGGTAAAACCTTTAATTAAGAAACTTGAAGTTAAAAGTTTGATTAGAATAATGGTAAATTTAAAAACCCTTGATTCTAAAATTATAAAAGGAGAATATCATACAGATCAACCATATGATTGTAAGGTGGGTTTATATTATATCAACACAACAAATGGTTATACAAGAATAGGTGACGATAAAGTTAATTGTGTACAAAATAGAATGGTGTTATTTAATAGCGATGTTGAACATTATGCTACAAATTGCACAGACCACAAACAAAGAATAGTTATAAATATAAATTATTTTTAATATGTATAAACACACCTTTAATTATTATTTATTAGAAGAACATGTGCCTATTACAAAGGATGCTTTAAAAACAATTAAACAGGTTCCATTAGAAAAAGACAAAAATAATCCTGATATGAATTTAAATTCATACCACTTAACCTATAGTAACCCAGAAGAAAATGAACAATTTAAAAAATATATTGGCACACAATTAGAATTAATATTTAAAAAATATAATTTAACTTTAAAAAATTGTTGGGTTCAAAAATATTTAAAAAATAGCTATCATTCTCTACACACACATGGTCTAAATTATAATGAAAAATCATTTGTTTGGTTTATAGAAGGAGATGAAAAATCCTCGCCTACTATTTTTTATGACGTAGGTTTTCCTTATGTTAACACACAGCAATCTATATCTTTTAAATTTGTACCTGGAACACTTTTAATATTTCCTGGTTTTTTACCGCATGAAGTTGTTCCAAATAAAAACAACAAGAGATTAATAGTGAGTGGAAATGTCTTTTAAAAAAAATAAATATACAATTATTCGTAATGCAATATCAAAAGATTTAGCAGTTTTTATTGCTAATTATTTTAGCATACAGAAACAAGTTTATGATACCTGTTTAAGGGAAAGATATATTTCACCTTTTGAAGATATTTTAGGATCGTATGAAAATAAAAATGAACAAATACCAGACACTTATTCTCAATATGGAAACATTGCTATGGAAACTTTAATGTTAAAATGCCAACCACAAATGGAAAAAGTGACTGGACTTAAATTATATCCATCTTACACATATGCTAGAATATATAAAAAAGGTGATGAATTAAAAAGACATAAAGACAGGTTTAGTTGTGAGATATCTACTACCATGAACTTAGGTGGAGATGCGTGGCCAATATATTTGGAACCATCAGGAGAGACCGGCAAGAAAGGTATTAAAGTAGATTTAAAACAGGGTGATATGTTAGTCTATTCTGGTTGTGAGTTAGAACATTGGAGAAACAAATTTAAAGGTGACGAATGTATACAAGTTTTTTTGCATTACAATAATTCTGAAACAAACGGTTCTAAAGAAAACATGTTTGACAAACGGTTACACCTAGGTCTCCCCTCTTGGTTTAAATCAAAGTAAAGCTTTGAAAAATTTTATAAACTATTTATCAGACTCTGTTTTAGCAACTCCAGAACAACAGGAAAAAGAAATTTGGGACGTAGAAGGTAGGCTAAAAAACGGCAACCAGACTTTTAAATTTGATATTCGACCCTTAAAAGAAGTTAATAATAGAGCTGAAAAAACAGGTTACTTTAAATCAAAATCTGATAAGATGGTATTTGAAACAATTAATCAATGGATTATATTTGATACTGAAGAGTTAAATGAGTACGTTAAATCTATGGATAAAAGAGATTTTAACCTAGATGAATTGCTTGATAATTTGTCTTGGAATTTAATAATTCATAAAGTAGAGTAAAACCATGCTACAAAAATTAGGATTTTTACCAGGATTTAACAAACAAGTTACATCGACAGGTGCTGAATCACAGTGGACCGGTGGAGAAAATGTACGTTTTAGGTACGGAACACCTGAAAAAATAGGTGGTTGGTCTCAATTAGGAAATAGTAAGTTAACAGGTGCAGCCAGAAGTTTGCATCACATGGTCAATAAAAATTCTATTAAATTTGCAGCCATAGGGACTAATAGAATTTTATACGTATATTCTGGTGGTGTTTACTATGATATACATCCTTTGGTTAATCCATCAGGAACAGCTATTACAAGTGCGTTTAGCACGAGTAATGGATCACCTACAGTAACGATAACAGCAAATTCAAATGGGTTTCAAGCAGGAGATATAGTTTTGTTTGGTGATGCTTCTACTTTTAGTACTATCACTAACTCTAATTTTGGAGCTTCTGATTTTGCTGATAAAAAATTTATGGTTACATCTATTATAGATGCTAACAATTTTACAATTACAATGCCTAGTAATGAAACTGGAAGTGGAGCTTCTACCTCTGGAGGAATAACCTATTATAGATACTACCATGTTGGGCCCGCAGAACAACTTGGTGCATTTGGTTGGGGTATATCTCTGTGGGGTGGTAATATACTTTCATCATCAACAACAACTTTAAATGGATCACTTAGTGCTAATGCATTTGGTACGGGTGGATCAGGAACAAATATTACGTTAACAAGCACAACAGGATTTCCAACCACAGGTACAAATTTTATTCAGGTTGGAACAGAAGAAATTTCATACACAGGTGTATCCGGTAATGATTTAACAGGCATTACTAGAAACGTTAGGGGAACTACAAACGCATCTCATTCTAGCGGAGACACCGTAACTAATACTTCTAGCTGGACGGGGTGGGGTTCTGCTGCAGTTAACACTGATACGGTAACAGATCCTGGTTTGTGGTCTTTGGATAATTTAGGAAGCACGTTAATTGCTTTAATACACAATAATGAATGTTTTCAATGGAACGCAGATGCATCAAATGCAACAGCAACAAGAGCAACTATTATATCAGGTGCACCAACAGCGTCACGAGATATGATAGTGTCTACTCCTGATCGTCACTTAGTTTTTTTTGGAACAGAAACAACTATAGGTGATAAAACTACACAAGATGACATGTTTATAAGATTTTCGTCTCAAGAAAATATAAATGATTATACACCTACAGCTGAAAATAGTGCTGGTACACAAAGACTGGCCGCCGGATCACGGATCATGGGTAGTAAACTAGGTAGAAATGCAATTTATATTTGGACTGATACATCTTTATTTACCATGCGTTTTGTTGGAACTCCGTTTACATTTGCCTTTGAACAAGTTGGTACAAACTGTGGATTGATTGGTATGAATGCAGCTGTTGAAGTTGATGGGGCTGCGTACTGGATGTCTGATAATGGTTTTTTTAGATACACTGGTAAACTAGAATCGATGGATTGTTTGGTAGAAGATTTTGTTTATGATAATATTAATACTACATCTAATCAATTTATATATGCTGGAATTAATAACTTGTTTGGAGAAGTGACTTGGTTTTATCCATCTTCTACATCTAATCTAGTTAACAGTTCTGTTACATATAGTTATTTAGATTCAACAGCCAAAAGACCTATATGGTTTACAAACACAAGTAGTTTATTTCCAAGAACAACTTGGGAGGATTCTTCCGTATTTGGATTGCCTCACGCAACTCAATATGATGCTGATGATGATGTATCTTTTGATGTAATAGGAAATACAGATGGTGTTACGTATTACTATGAACATGAAACAGGAGTTAATCAAGTAAGAGGAGGAGTAACTTCAGCTATTCCTGCTAATATTACATCAGGTGATTATGATATTACGCAAAAAGTTGTTAGAGGAGCAGCTACAAACATGGCTGACCTTAGAGGTGATGGTGAAAATATTATGAGAGTTAGTAGGATCATTCCTGATTTTATATCTCAAGAAGGAGAAGCTATTATACAATTAGATTTAAGAAATTATTCTAATGATGCAGCATCAAGCTCTTCATTAGGTCCTTTTACAGTAACAAGCACAACAGATAAAGTAGATACACGTGCAAGAGCAAGAGCTATAGCTCTTACAATATCTAACACTGCAATAGATACTAGTTGGAAATTAGGTACTTTTAGATTAGATATACATGCTGGAGGAAGAAGATAATGGCAAAGATAGTACAAACATTAACTAGAGCAAGTAATGAATACGAACAAGACGTAGCACAATCTTTAGTTAGAGATTTAGATGCAGTGTTGGAAAAACTTAACACTACATTTCAAGAAGAATTAAAACAAGAGATAGAAGCTAGAAGCTTCTTTTTAGATTAATGGCAGTAGTAAACCAATATAAATTTAAAGGTATAGATAATGATACAAGTGGTAGTGCACTTACACCATTAGGTGCTGGTGTTCCTGCAGTTAATGAAACTATTGTTATTAAATCTATACTTGTTACATCAGCTGGCACACCTAGTGTGACTGTTACAAACAACAGTATTACAGCTATAAAATCTGCAGCTTTAACTGCTAATGTTACAACAGAATTATTAACACAACCGCTAATAATAGAAGGTGGCACACCCTTTAAAGTACAATCAAGCACATCAGATTCGTTTGATGTAGCTATTAGCTATCTAAATATTAAGAAAGAGGTAACGGGATAATGAAAATATATAACGCTAAAGTAGAAGAAACCTACAGACACAAAGAAACTGGAGAAGTTTTTAAGACAAGAAAAGACTGGGAAACTAAAGGGTACAAAGCAGAAGAAATGGCACAAGATGTAAAAGTTATTATGCCACCTCTTGATTTGTTCTCAAAAACAAAGTAAAAGGAGATACTATGGAAGAAAAAATTTCAATGAACGAATCTATACAAGCTGGAGCACCTGACATTAAATACAATAGGGGTGATATTAGAATGGGTGAAGGTCAAGATCAACAAGGCATGGAAATTGCGGCAGAAATATGGTCACAAATGGAGCCAGAACAAAAAGTTCAGTTTCAAAGTTTTGAAGCATTTTTTCAAAGTGGTATCTGGAAACAAATTTTACAACAGTTGCAACAAGATCAATCAGGAATTAAATCTCAGGCTCCAGAAATGAGTATGAGTGAAAACGTTAACGTGGCAGAGCAGATGCCTGGTGGCGGAATAGCTGATGTTGATGTCAGAGAAAAAGTTGCAATGGCAGCCAACGGCGGTTTGATGGGTCTCTATAACAGAGGGATGTAGTCATGGCTGGTTTAACAGCACTAAATAATATTGTAAGACAACGAGCAGCCTTTGGTGGTATCATGGGTCGTGACGGTAGACGTCAATACGGCGGTGGTTCTGATATGGGTAAAGATAAAGACAGCACTGATAAAAGTAAAGGTGGTTATCAGGGTGGACCTCAAGGTGGTTATGGAGATGCTGGTAGCGATGATAATCCATCAGGAAATCGTTACGAAACATCAAGAAACGAATTTGAATACGAAGTTGGTAAAAAAGCTTTAAGACGTTCCGGAGATACAACACATTTAAAAAATAAAACTATTCCTGATGGTAGTAGTTTATATTACACAGGAGTTCCTAAATCTAACACACCTTATTTTGGAAAATATTTAAATATGACAGCGCCTTTTAGAAATAACATGTTAAGAAAAAACATAGATTATTTTTTAAGTTCAGAGAGAACAAACTTAGATAGAAATAAATATCCAGACACTATTCAAGGTTACAAAGATTATATGTCAGATAGGTTATCTGGTGCAATAGATGCTTCAGGAAACACTATTTACAATACAGAAAATAATGTTTCAACATCATTTGGTCCACCACAAGCTGATGCAGGTATTCTTCCAGTTGTTGATGAGGATGAGATTGAATTTACATACAGAATGGGTGACGGACAAAATGTTGGAGATGATGTAACACAAGGTTATTATGCAGCTAACGGTGGCAGAGTACCAAGAAACATGGGCGGCATTATGGGTGTTGTACCAAGACAAGGATATTTTTTAGGTAAGATAGTTAAAGGTGTTGGTAAAGCTATAGGTGGTGTGGCTGACGCAGCAGGAAAAGTTTTAAAAAGTGACTTAGGTAAAGCAGCAGTATTAGCCGCAGGTTATTATTATGGTGGTGGAAATTTATTTGGTCTTCAAAGAGCAGGAGCAAGTGGATTTGGAACCACAGGAATATTTTCAGGATTAAAGGGTAAAGTTGCAGGCAGTGATTTTTTTAGTAAAATGTTAATGAATAAAGATAAAACAGGATTTAATCCTTTTAAAGTAGCAGGTTTTCTTTCACCTTTACTATCTTTTACAGATCTTGCAAAAGCTAAACAAGATCCTAGTCTCATGTCAACCAGAAAAGATACTGGGTTAATTGATCCACTAACAGGAGAAGAAGGAACACCACAGAGTATGAGAGAAAACATAGAACTTGCTAAACAAGAGGCAGCCGGAGATCCTATTAAACTAGCACAATTAAATCAAAAATATAACAACATGTTATTTACTAATTTACCTTATGAAAACTATGCAACTTATGCTGCCAACGGTGGTAGAATAGGTAAAGCCGAAGGTGGACTCATGGACCTTGGTGGTATGGAAAAAGATTATAGAGCTGAAGGTGGGTTTGTACCAATAGGTAAAGCAGAAAAGGCTGATGATGTGCCTGCAAGATTAAGTGTAAATGAATTTGTATTTACTGCTGACGCTGTCAGAAATGCTGGCGGTGGAGACATAGATAAAGGTGCAAAAGTTATGGAAAATATGATGAAAAATTTAGAAAATGGTGGTAGAGTATCCGAGGAATCACAAGGAAATACTGGCGCTCAACAAATGTTTAGTGTATCAGAGAGAATAGGAGAAGTAATTTAATGGCAATAACAGAAACACGTAGTTTACCACCACAATTTGTAGAAGATCTAGGTAAAGATTATGCAACGCAGTTAACTGGTTTAACTT